AACAGGTGGTGGTGACACAACATCCCTTGAATTTGTCTTGCTACCTCTTACAAATTACATGGTCAGACTAACCAACACATCTGGATCAAACCAGGTAGCCGTTTTAACGCTTGAGTGGTACGAATAATGGCAACAAGCAGGTAAAACATAAGAGGACTAATATGGCAAAGATGACGGTTGAGCAAATACTGCAGCGTCACAAGATAGCGCAGACCAAGAAGGACGATTTCCGCAGTCTGTATGAAGACGCGATGGAATTTGCCCTGCCCCAGCGCAATCTGTACGGTGGCGAGTACGAGGGCAAGGTGGGCGGCAAGCGCAAGATGACCAGGGTCTTTGACTCAACGGCCATCAACAGCACTCAGAGGTTTGCCAACCGTCTGCAGTCTGGAATCTTCCCGCCCCAGCGCAAGTGGTGCCGCCTCGAACCCGGCTCAGACATCCCCATGGATCGGCGTAGCCAGGTTCAGATGATGCTGGATATGTACGCAGACAAGATGTTTGCGCTGCTAAAGCAGTCCAACTTTGACATCGCAATGGGCGAGTTCCTGCTGGATCTGTCTGTCGGCACCGCGGTCATGCTGGTGCAGAAGGGTGATGCGGTCAACCCCATCAACTTCATTCCGGTGCCACAGTACCTGGTCAGCTTCGAGGAAGGCGCCAATGGCCAGGTGGACAATGTGTACCGCAAGATGCGGCTCAAGGGCGAATCCATCCAGATGCAGTGGAAGGATGCCAACATCCCGCCAGACCTGCAGAAACTGATCTCCGACAAGCCCACCGAGGAGGTGGATCTGATCGAGGCAACGGTGCTGAACCTGGATCGGGGCGACTATTGCTACCATGTGGTACATGAGAAGTCCAAGTCAGAGATTGTTTACCGCAAGCTGAAGTCTAGCCCATGGGTTGTCAGCAGGTACATGAAAGTGGCCGGCGAGATCTATGGCCGTGGCCCGGTGCTGACCGCACTGCCGGACATCAAGACGCTGAACAAGGTCAAGGAATTGCTGCTTAAGAATGCGTCCCTGGCCATTACTGGCGTATACACCGCGGCCGATGACGGTGTGCTCAACCCAGCCAATGTGAAGATCACTCCCGGCGCCATTATCCCGGTGGCTAGGAACGGCGGCCCCCAGGGCGAGGCACTCAAGCCACTGCCCCGTGCTGGCGACTTCAATGTCAGTCAGATTGTGATCAACGATCTGGTGGCATCCATCAAGCGCACCCTGCTGGACGAGAGTCTGCCCCCAGACAATATGTCTGCCAGGTCTGCTACCGAGGTGGTGGAGCGGATGAAGGAACTGGCCCAGAACCTGGGATCAGCCTTTGGACGACTCATCAACGAAACCATGATTCCCCTGGTCACCAAGATTCTGGAGGTCATGGATCAGGACGGCATGATTGTGCTGCCAATCCAGGTCAATGGGCTGGAGGTCAAGGTCAGCCCGGTGTCACCGTTGGCCATGGCTCAGAACATGGACGAGATCAACAACATTCTGCAGTTCATGCAGATTGCTGCAGGCATGGGGCCAGAGGGCCAAATGGCCATCAAGGCAGGCACCGCCATCGACTACATTGCCGACAAGCTGGGTGTGCCGATCCAGGTGCGTACCACCGGAGAGGAGCGCCGCGGTCTGATGCAGCAAATGGCGCAAGCAGCGGCCATGGCACAGCAACAGCAGCAGGCATTGCCGGCGCCTGAAGCCGCGCCTGCAGGGGCTATGGCATGAGTGGGTGGGAAGACCTAGAACAAGACCCCTTTACCTTTGAGCCTGGGCAAGAGGGTGTCGATTTGAACCTTCAGATGGCCAAGGCCTTTGGCACAGATGAGGGTCAAAAAGTGTTAGCGTGGCTGCGACAGTTTTATCTGGAGCAACCGTGCTGGCAACCAGGCGCGGATAGTTCGATGGGAATGTTCCGAGAGGGACAGAACAGCGTCATCCGCGATATTGAAAACCGTATCAGAAAGGCTAAACAACGATGAGTGATGCAAATGACAACCCTGGCCTGCTGGCTACTGCTGCCGATGAGGAAGCGCCTGCCGAGCAGACAACCGAGGGCCAAGAGCAATCAATCAACCATGTTGCAGGAACAGAACAGGATGATGCCCCGCTCGAGCGCCCTGACTTCTGGCCAGAGAAATTCTGGAAGAAAGAAGAAGCAGCACCAGATTTAGAGGGCATATCCAAGTCCTACATTGAACTGGAGAAGAAGTTCAGAGCAGGTGGCCACAAGCCACCAGAAAATGGCCAGTACGACATTGGCAGCCTTGGACTCAAGGAAGATGACCCCGTAGTCAAAAGCTATGTGGGCTGGGCGCAGAGGTACGGCATCAGCCAGACCGCCTTCGAGGAACTGGCCAAGGAGGTGACCGGGATAGGCGCCAATACCGTGGCCGAGGCCAAGCAAAGTGTCCAACAGGAACTGGAAGCACTTGGCCCCAATGCCAAGGCCATAGTCACTGATATGGCCAGGTGGGGCAGGGGCATGGTTCAGAAGGGCATCTGGGGCCAGGACGAGTTCAATGAGTTCACCCGCTGGGGAGACACCGCCAAGGGCATTAAAGCGCTCCAAAAGCTGCGGGAAACCTACGAGGGCAGGGTACCCACTGAAACGCTCAAACAGGATCCTGAGGGGTCTATGAGCAAGGAAGAACTGGACGCCATGGTGGCCAACCCAGAATACCGGAAGAATCCGGCCTACCGGGCTAAGGTAGAAAAGTTGTTTGAAAAGATGTATGGTTAGGGGGCAGTTGCTATTCTCCATCTAAGGGTAAACCCTTAGTTAAGCCAGGACTTGTGCCTGGCTTTTTTTTGTGTTTATAATGTTGGCGTTGTCGTGGAAGACAGCGAAACAAGCCATTTACTCATGCCTCTGTCCCAGCAATGGGATCTTCCACCGGGGGCAGTAGTAAGTGGCTTTTTTGTTTCTACGGCAGCCGTCAGGGCGCGTCAGCTAATGGGCCTGCATGGGCCGCACCCAGTAAACACCGGGACTGGTACACCCCCAGAAACTCGACTAGCCTGTCAGCTAGGGACTAGGGTAGACATTGGTACACGGGTGGTAGACCAAGCCAATGTCGGATGAATAGCTGCCTCATGGGTACTCTGGGTGGGACTACAGATCAGTCCCTTCGGGAGGGGCGGGATACCAAGCTATCCACCCTTGGGGAACCTATGTCTAAAAAAAAATACTTGACACATCCTGAATTTGCCTATAATGGGGCATGGACAACCGCAAGGCCCATGACGGCTGTAATCAGCCCAGGGGTGCGCTGTAAGGCACAAGTCTAGGCCCAGAGTATTCTGGACAACCGTTGACGAAATACTTTTTTTATCAACTGTTTCTAGGAGAAACAAATGGCTATTTCGATTTCGAATGCCTTTGTCACCCTGTTCGATACCGAGGTTAAGCAAGCCTATCAAGCCGATGCGGTCTTGCGTAACACCGTCCGGTTGCGTACTGGTGTAACGGCATCTACTCATAAGTTCCCCAAGATTGGTTCTGGCGTTGCCCAGGTTCGCATTCCGCAAACCGATGTGACTCCGCTGAATGTCACCTATTCGCAAGCTACCGTCACCCTTAGTGACTGGATTGCTGCTGAATACAGCGACATCTTCAACCAGGCCAAAGTCAACTTTGACGAGCGTCAAGAACTGGTGCAAGTGGTTTCTAAAGCCATTGGCCGCCGTGCTGACCAGCTTGTTATTGATGCGCTTGCTGCTTCCAGCACTAGCCTGACTGTGAGCAACGATATTGGTGGCACTGACACCAATATGAATGTGGCCAAGCTGCGTGAAGCACAGCGTCTGCTCAATGCAGGCAATGTGCCGATGGAAGACCGCTACATTCTGATCCACGCTTCCAACCTGTCCAACCTGCTGTCCGAGACTTCGGTAACCTCCAGCGACTTCAATACCGTGAAGGCACTGGTGCAGGGCGAACTGGACACCTTCCTGGGCTTCAAGTTCATCACCATTGGTGACCGCTCCGAGGGTGGTCTGACTGGTGGCGGATCTGGCCAGGATCGCGTTGTGTACGCTTACCACAAGAATGCTATTGGCATGGCCGAGGGCATGGGCATCCGCAGTGAAATCAACTACATCCCTGAGAAGACCTCTTGGTTGGTGTCGTCCATGTTCTCTGCTGGCGCAACTGCAATCGATGCCGGTGGCGTTGTTGCTATCACCTGCCGCGAATAAGGAGTAACCATCATGGCTTTTTCTGCAACTGGATGGGCAACTGTTGGTGCTTCCAAGTCTGGAAATGCTCCCAGCATTTATGCTTAC